TCCACCTATAAAATTACATTGTTCTGTTTTAGCAGAAGAAAGTATAGCAAAAGCAATTGAAGATTGGGAAAACAAATTAGCTCGTAGACATCATAATCAATTATGAAAGATTATATAAAGAAAAAAGGAAATACTATTCCTTTTGGTTATGAACTTTCAGAAATTAAAGGCTATTTAAAGCCAATTCCAAAACAACAAGAACTTCTTTTAAAGTATATTACTTTAGTTCAAGAAAAAAAATACTCTCTACGTGAAGCAGCAGAGCAACTCTCGCTAGAAGCAGACAGAAAAATTAGTCACGTAGGACTTTCTAAAATTATTAAAAAAGTGACTCCGGCAGAGCCAAGGAGTCGTTTTACTGTGGCTACTCAAAGAAAAAGAGCTTTAGCAAAAAAAGAAAAAGCTATACAGAAAGAGAAAGCAAAACTTGCAGCGAAAGAAAAAAAAGTAAAAGAAGAAAAAGAAATAATTAAAAAAGCAACAGAGCCTACAAAGAATACTGTTGTTATTGATAGTGA